CTACGGCGGCGTTCTGCCCCGGCTTCATCTGTAAAATCTGGTAAAATCTGGTCGGCGTAAGTCCGACCAGACGAGAAACGTTTCCCTAAAAAACCGATGGCGGCGAAGCCGCCCCGCGGCAAATTTTCCGAAATTAGTTCCAATTTACCAGATTTTGTGATATTTTATTGCAGAGGAGGTGATAATGTGTCGGTTCTCGCAAGAAATCGCAGACTGTCAACGACAGAGTTTGAAATGAACTGCGCAAGGCTGGTGCAGCTGACCGCACAGCGGGCAGACCATATTCCGGCCCGGTACAAGAAATTTGTCAGGCCCCGGTTGATGGAGCTGACCACCAGCGCATACCATGCGGCCATCATGGCGAATGAGGCCGACAGTAGGACGGAGGCCGGTCGAGCAGACCGGCGGAAGCTCTTTGAGCGCTCCATCCGATGTCTGGCTGCGCTTCAGAAACCGCTCGTCGTATACTGGAGCCTGTTCGATTCCAAAGAGGGCGGCATCCGGGAGTGGGCAGACCTTGTAAACAAGGAACTGGCTCTTCTCCGCGGCGCTGCACACTTTGAGGATGACAGAGAGGTTCCCATGATAAAAACGTTTGACCTGAAATATTCGGAAGACCGGATGTTTCTGAACAAAATGCGAGAGCTACACAAATACACCTACTCCAAAATCTGCACCGTACCTTTGGAATATAAGGACCACCTGTCCGACCAGATTTTGCAGTTCGTGGACGATGCGCTGTACTGCACCTTGCAGGGCAACGACAATTTCCCCACGACGCGAAAGCAGTATGAGGCGCGGGATAAGTGCCTCAAACGGGCAATCGACAATCTGAACGGATTGCAGCGGCCATTGTATGCGCTGTGGAACGTCATGTGTTACAGTGAGAATACAATGGACGAGTGGGCGGGGCAGATCAATGAGTGCATCAAGCTCCTTTCCGGTTTGCGCAGCTCTGACAAGAAGCGCTTCGGGAAGCTGAAATGATGGTTCCAATGGTGGCACGTTGTTTTAGGCTTTGCCGGTGGTATTGGCTTCGCGATGCTACGGTGTCCGCGTCTACCAACTTTAACAATGTGAACAACACTGGTTATGCGGGCAACAACAACAACGCAACGAACAACAACGGCGTTCTGCCCCGGATTCAATGTTTGAAAGTAACCATGTATAAGGGTGAAAATATCCAGAGAATATTGAAGGAACGTGCAACCATCCGTCTGTAACGGCGGTAAATTGATGGCTGGCCTGTGTTAAGGCTGGCGCACCGTATCGGTGTCCCTGAGCGGGGCGGCGGGACGATTCTTTCATGGCAGGTCATGTGCTGGGCCTGTTTCATCACCGCTTCGCAAACCTGTTTAGAATGCACACTATAAGTAGCAGGAAGGGCGTAGATTCTTTGACCAATCGAGAACAAATCATGGCTAGGATAGAGCGAAGTAAAGCTCGGAAAGCCGCAAAACGAGAAGCGCGGGCGCGCGGAACGTGGCGAGAGAACGGCAGCATTGATCTGGAACTGCTGACCAAGGCCGCCAACGATGCAGCCCGCCGCTGCTGCTGGCATGGGAAACCTGTCCGGGAGCAGATAGAAACCGCGCTGGAGCCGCGCACTCCCTATGCGGAGCTGCGTATCAAAGCTCTGGACCGGGTAAAGAGCCGGGAACAGCGGTTGCAGGACGTGACACCGCTCGGAGACTTCCGCAGCGTGTTCACGATTCAAAACCTCATGAAGTCTTTGCAGAAGCGCCGGAAAGGTGTCGAGTGGAAAGGCAACGTGCAGCGCTTCATCTTCCACGCAGTCTTGAAGTTGAAACGGCTGAAGGATTCGCTGCTGGAAGGAAAGCTGAATGTGGATGCAACCATCCGCCGAATCATGCTACATGAGCGCGGCAAGCTGCGCGAGATCCATGCGGTCATGATTGACTGCCGCGTTGTGCAGGGCTGCTATTGTGACAGCTGTCTTGTGCCGCTGACAGAGCGCACCCTGATTCGAGATAACCCGGCCAGCGTTAAGGGAAAGGGCGTCACAGATGCCCGGAACCGGCTGGCAATGTTCCTGAAAGAGCTGGCCGCGAAATACGGCAACGGCTTTTTCATTATGACCGGCGACTTCACAAAGTTCTTTGACCACCTCCGGCACAGCGATTGCCTGAAAAGATTCCGAGAAATCCGGCTTGACCGGATGCTTCAGGGCCTTGGCATGAAGATTGCCCGGATGTATCAGGAGAACGAGCTGCATGAAATTGCCGATGAAGCGGAACGGGCGGCAAAAGCGGAGCAGCTGCGCCAGCATAAAGGCATTGGTCTGACGCTGGGTAGCCAAGAATCGCAGACCATGGCGCTGGTTATCCCGAATGGGATTGACCATGCCGTCAAGGATAATCTGGGCGTCCGGGCCTACGAGCGGTACATGGACGACACCATGGCTGCTGGACCCTCGAAAGAGGGGCTGAAGCACGTTGGCCAGACTATCCAGAGTGAGGCGGCCGAGGTCGGGCTTTCGATGAACGCCAAGAAAACGGCAATCACAAAAGCCTCCAAGGGTATGAAGTTCCTGCAAATCTATTATAAGGTGACGGACACTGGACATCTGGTGAAAAGTCTCGCGAGAGCCGGAATCGTTCGAATGCGGCGCAAACTGAAGGCGTTCGCAAGGATGGTTCAGCGCGGCGTCATGCGGCTGGACGATGCTTTCGCGTCTTTTTCTGCGTGGTTTGGCAATTCCTTCCACGCAGACGCATACCACACCAGAAAGCGGATGCTGTCGCTGTACTGGCGTCTGTTCCATGGATATCGAATGAAAGGAGTGTACGCATGATTTTTTACAAAATCCTTGCAGACGGTAAGGTATTGGATGTCAACGATGTGTTTCTGCGCTGGCAGCCCAAGCATGGCGTGATGCTTGTCTGCGACCCTGCAAAGGCAGAGTTCATCTGTCCGCGGGATTGCAGCGGGTACTATCACCCGTCGTGGCTCAATACGCCGCCGGAGGCTGCTGTATACGACGGCGAGGTTGACGCTGAGGAAATCACAGAGGCAGAATACAGAGCGCTGCTGGAGCAGTTGGAGGCGGGCGGAACGGTGGACAACCCGGAGCCCGACCCCGGCGGCACTGGCGGCGAGGATACCGGCTCCGGCGGCGATAACACAAGTGACAACGGCGGGCAGCAAAAGCCCGCCGTTGCAGATATAAAGCAGTTGGTTGACACCTGCGCTGGCTTGCAGAAGCAGGTACAGATGCTGACGGACTGCTTGCTAGAGATGAGCGAGGAAGTTTATGGCTAAGTTGGCCGTGGACATTCTTGCTCATTTTCTTTGCAAAATTTTATTCGGAAAGGAGGGTACGTTCATGATGGCAATGCTGTGGGCACAGCAGATTATGTTCGGCAAAAAGACTTTTGCTGAGGTTCCTGTCAAGCTGAAGAACAAGGTTCGGGAGCTGCTGATTGATTCCGGCTGCGAAGACCTCGTCACCGAGGACTAAGCGGGCAAAACAGGAAAGGCGACTGCGTGAAGATACGCGGCCGCCTTTTTATTATGGAGGACTGACCATTGAACATCGACGACATCAAGGAACTTTTTACAGCGGGGGGCGGGGCGCTCGTAGTCCTCCTGACCCTCGTGCAGATTTCGCCCATCAAGCTGAATCCGTGGAGCAAGTTGGCCCAGCTCATTGGCCACGCTCTGAACGCCGAGGTGCTGGAACAACAGAAGCAGACACAGCAGAAGCTCGACGAACACATCAAAGTTGACGACGAGCGAAACGCAAACCTGCTCCGCACCCAGATTTTAAGGTTCAATGACGAGCTGATTGACGACAGGCATCACACGAGGGAGCATTTCATCGAGACATTGGCCGTCATTGACGCCTATGAGGACTACTGCCGTAGCCACCCGAACTATAAGAACAACCGCTGCATCTGTGCAGTGGCGAACATTAAACGTGTGTACAATGAGCGGCTCCAGAAGCACGACTTTTTATAAGGAGGCATGAGGCGTGAGCGTTATTATCTACCAGCGCGGCGACAGAACCGCGCTGACGAAGAATTTCAGCCGGAACGAGTTCGACTGCCCGTGCGGCTGCGGAACTCAGATGGTAGATCCGGAGCTGGCCGAAAAGCTCCAGCGTATCCGGGAGGTGACCGGGAAGAAAATCAAAATCACTTCCGGCTACCGCTGTCTGAAGCATAATCAGGAAGCGGGCGGCGGCACGAACAGCCGCCACCGCTACGGCATGGCTGCCGATTGGCGGCTTGATGATCGGAGCCTGAACCCGGTGGCATTGGGAATCCTTGCGCAGGCCGCAGGGTTTGGCGGTATCGGGATCTACTGGTACGCGGGCAATGCGTTCTGCCACGCAGACACGCGGAGCAGCAAGGCAACGTGGCTCTGCGATGCTGCGAAGCACTATCCGTCCACCACATACCTGAAATTCATCCTGCCGACCATTAGGCGCGGCTGTACCGGCGATGCGAACCGTGTCGCAACGAAGTTCCTTCAGCGACTGCTCGGCCTGACCCCGGACGGCCTGTTTGGCAAGGCCACGGAAAACGCGCTGCTCAAGGCGCAGGCAGCACACAAGCTGACCCCGGACGGCATCTGCGGCCCAGCGAGCTGGAAAGCTATTTCCAGGGCCGATAAGTACATCTGACCTATCCCACTATCATAAACGACACAAAGCGCCCCAGAGTGGCATCTCCGGGGCGCTGATGAACATAAAGGAGAAATATCATGGAAGCTATGCTTAGTTTTATTCCCACGCCCATCGCTTTTGCCCTGATGCTGCTGGGCTTCGTTGCTCTGGCAGTCGGGGGCATCCGGCTGGGCTACAAGGCCACCGTCAAGGATCTGGCTCTGGAACTGGTCGAAAAGGCCGAGCTGTCCATCATGGGCAGCGGTCAGGGCGCCAAAAAGAAGAAGCAGGTGTTCGCTGCTCTCCGCGCCAAGTGCCCGGCGGCTATCCGTTGGGCCATCACCGACGAGGTGCTGGATGCTGTCATCGAACACGCCTTTGATGTTATGACCGCAGCACTGGGCAAAAAGTCTTGACTGCTGCATGAGTGCCGTGTAAAATAGAGGCACTTGAAAAGCTTCGGCTTTTGTAGAGAGCGGCCCGGCATGGTCCACTCTTGATTTTATATTTGGCTACCTCGGTAGCGCGCAAAAATCCCCCTGCATTGACCTTCGGGCCAGTGTAGGGGGATTTTTTGTTTGTTTAGAACTTCATCTGTGCAGCATCTTCAACACTCACATCGTCGAAGCACCGGGTCAGTTCATCGAGGACTTTGCGCTGCGTCTTCTCACTCAAACCGGCGTTGCGCATCGCCATGACACAGTAGCCGATGCAGGCTGCGTTTGACCACGGCCCATTCAGTGACAGGAGCATTTCTTCCATATCGATTACCTCCGAAGATCTCCATTGTATACGCGAACCAGCACCCAGTCGGACAGCGGTTTGACGTTCCCGGTCCAGTCCCGGAGGGCTTCATCGGTGCCGCAAGCCTCACAGATGTACACGCCCTTGGCGTGGCGGCTCAGTGCTCCGTGGGTCAGTTTGTCCGGCATCCTCTCGCCGCAGCGGGGGCACAGCGGCCAGCCCTGCTGCTGGTCATAGAGCATCTTTTCGATAGCTTTTTCGTCCGTCATTGTACTTCCTCCTTAAACATCTCGGCTAACCGAGTGATATGCAAACCAGTGACCGCGCCGCCGGAACAGATAGAACCAATTCGTGAACTCCTGTCCTGTGCAGTCATAGGGGCTGTTGTAACTCTTCAAATAATGATGGTAAAGAAACCAGTTGGTAGCGTCCATCTCGTGCGCCTCGTCCAGCTTATCGGGCAGCTTAACAAGCTCCAGACGGCCGTCATAGTCGGCACTGATAATGCGCACATTGGAAACGGGGCGGTTATTGTAGGCCCGGATCTCCATCTTGACGGTTGCGGCCAAGTTTTTCACAGCGGCTTTCTTTTCGGCAGAGGCTGAAATATCGCCCTGCATGAACATCAGGAGTGTATACGCATCCCGCAATCTCTCATTATCGGTAATACTGAACATGGTCATGACCTCCTTACTTCATGTTCTGGCGTTCCCAAGCGACCAAGCGGCAAAATTCCTCGCGGGACATGGATTCCGGCTTGCTGGTCTTGATGTAGTTCTGCTGGCCGAAGATCTCCAACTGCTCGATGTTGTCCGGGCTTTGGGTGATGATTTTCGCCGGGCGCCAAACCTCGCTGCCAGGGATCTCTATGCGGTGCAGATACAGATTGCTGTCAAAATACCAATCGCTCTTGATGTACCGTTCTTCGGCATCCGTTCCCTCGATGGCCTCGATGTACTTGCTCAGCGCACCGAAGACTTCCAGCCGGGTGGGTGCTTTGTCAAGGTCGGTCACATCAAAGAGTTTGATGTAGGAGATCCGACCACGTTCAACGGCAAACTCCTCGATGGTGCCGGAATACTTGTAAAGTTTCATCGTCATATCCTCCGAATGCCCGTATAGCCAGATAGCGCAGCTCTCAAAATCACTTGCTCTGGGTGCTTGCCACGATTCCGTTAAAGCACAGCCAGTGACGGCCATCGGCGTTGCGCTTCCACTCTCCGCCCAGCGTTTCAAACGCCGCGATCATGCCGTAGTAGCTGATTTCCGGCTCCGTCAGGCGGCGATTGCCTTCATCATCGAACCGGAACCACCCAGAAGAAATCTTTTCATCTGCATCGGACCGGGCGTATGCCCACTGGTTATCCAACCGCTGATTGAGCCGCTCAAGTGCGGAACGCATTTCGGACTTTTTCATGGTTCAGACCTCCTTGACCTCAACTGTCTTGATGCTATCGGACATATACTCCCGGCCTCTGGCGCGTTCGCAATACTTCACGAATCCGCTTACTGCATCGCGGAGGTCGTATGCCTCCCGCTTGGAGAGCAGCTCCGACTTCTCAAAAGCCGCCTTGATTTTGTTGGCCTGTGCATCTTCCATCGGGATGAACACACACGCTTCGCCGACCTCGCCGTTCTGCAGGGTGTCGTAGGTAATCGTCAGATTCTTCATCACGTTGTCCTCCTTAGTGCAGCTGGGCGCTGTGCTGGTTGTAGGTGACGGTATACACGCCGCTCTGCTTGGTGATCTGGATGTTGCTCACCACGACACGCTTCAGGCCGAACTTCCGGCGAACGAATTCCTTGACCAGCGGAGAAGCCTTTTCGGGAAGGTGCTTCTTGATGCGGCAGTCCCGGCGGCAGTAGCGCTCGAAGCGCTTTTCATCGGCTGCGGTGGCCTCCTCTCGCGTTCCGTAGAACACGGAATCGTCGCGGTTGCTGCTCAGCTTGTAGAACTTCTCGCAGGAGATGACATCCAACCGGTTGTTCCAGATGACATCGCCGCGCTGGTTATCGTTGGGCTTGACGTTGTCAGCGGCGATGCCGACCACGAGCTTCAGACCTTCCAGCTGGTTGTAATCTTCCCATTCGGTGAAGCTGTCCAGCAGAACGCGGACAATCTGCTTACCGTCGGTCAGGTCGATGTGAGCGATCTCGCCCTGACTGCCGGACATCGAAGCGGTGTTGATGATATAGCCCTGTGCGATGTAGCTGCTGACAGTCTCGGTGAACTTGCGGTTGATATCGATGTACTTCATTGTGTTACCCTCTTGTCTTTCTGGCCTTACTCTGATAAAATAGAGGGCGGCCGGGGTAAGGCTCCCGGCTCGCCGTTGTTTCGGTGTTGAAGATCAGTTGCTTTGGACGGTGGCTGGTCTTCTTTTTTTTATTCCTCCATGATTTTCTTGACGCTCTCTCTAAGCTCTTCCAGCGTGTCGCACTTCTCGATGAGTTCGAGGATTGCTTTGAGCAACGCCTTGGTTACGTTCATGTCTTCCATTCACCTCACTCCTTTCCGTAAGGGGCTTTCGCTCTCTGCCTTACATCTACATTGTACACCTTTTCGGTTTACTTGTCAATAGTTTTGATAAACTTTTTTGATTTACTTTGAAATAAAAGAGGTTGACAAGTAATTGATTTTGGTGTACTCTATACATGAAAGGAGTGGATGAACACATGACAGTGTCGGACATCATCAAGGGGCTGCTTTCCATGACAGGGAAGAAGCAGACAGATCTGGCTGAAGTCCTCGGTATGAGCAGCAAGCAGGCAATGAGCAACAAGGTGCGCATGAACCGCTGGTCGGCGGATGACCTTATCAAGGCAGCAGAACTGTGCGGCGGCAAGGTTGCAATCATCATGCCGGATGGGCAGACCATCCAGCTGCGCAATGATGAAGATGAAAAAAGCCCGGACGAATAAACGTCCGGGCAGGGGAGAGGTACTTACTTTTTGCGGCTCTTGCTCACCGTTTTCGGGATTCGCCGGACCTCTTTTACTCTGCGCACCTCATTCGGCTCATAAATAAGTAAGTCGCTGAGTGTGCAGTCCAGGGCTTCACAGATAAGGTCGAGGTCATCCAGATTGACCCGATCGGAGAAGTCATGATACATTTCGTTGATGGTCTGGCTGCGGATCCCGGTGGCGCGAGCAAGTTCGCTCTGCGTCATCCGCCGTTCGCCAAGGCGGGTGGACAGCATAATCCTAATCATAGCCTGTATCTCCTTTGCCAAGAATTTTACCGATTTGAAACCGGCTTGTCAGGATTTTGGCAGAAAAATACAGAATATGGCAAATTAGAACGAAATACGGAAAACTGAAACGAAAAAAGGCCCGGAACCTGCGTGTGTAACGCAAGGCTCCGGGCCTTTTTCAATGCCGATTAGTGAGCGTCGGTTTTCTATCGACTGTTGGAAGAGGACAAAGCAAAACGAACACAGAACCCACCATACAGATGGAACTGTGTTCGCCTAGCTCTCTAATGGTTGGGGATGAGAGAATCGAACTCCCACAAGTAGAGTCAGAGTCTACCGCACTACCACTATGCAAATCCCCAATATTCTGTTGTGTTTTGCGGGGTGAGCCGCTCAACGTGTGCTATTATACGGGAAAAGCCCGGAGTTGTCAAGCATATTTTTGAAAAAAGTTGTACTTTTTTGGAAAATGCCGCAGCAGCGCCGGATAATCTATGCCGGAGCGCTGCCACGCTTCGGCAGGTTCTGCGCACTGCACCGCCTATACTGGAAGGTACAAAACCTTGCAAAGTACCAGAAGGAGGATGCCTATGCCGGAACGAACCACACAAAACGCCCAGACCCTGCTTTCACCCCGCGTCCCGCGGGACACCGAGCACGAGCGCTACCACCCGGAACTGGAGGAGGAGCTGAAGGAATGCCTGTTCTGTTTGAAGCGCAACGAGATGATGTTTGACATGGAGGTGGATACCGACCTCATCGAGCAGCGCATCTACGAGCGGCAGGCACTGCTGTGCCGTTACCGGTACTTACTGGCGCGCGCCCGGGAGCTGGGGCTGCATACGGTGCTTACCCGCTACCAGCCCATGGGCGGGTGAAAAGGCTTAGCGAAAAAATCTTGACAAAAGGCGCGCTGCGTGATATCCTATTAAAAGATAAAAGCGTACCGGAACTATGTCCGGCGCGATAAATTTTTGAGAGTTAGAGAGGTTTCTATCATGGAGCGTATTAAGACTATTGCTACTCGTGACCTGACCAAGAGCGTTAAGACCGGTGGCTGCGGCGAGTGCCAGACTTCCTGCCAGTCCGCCTGCAAGACCTCCTGCGGCGTGGCTAACCAGCAGTGCGAGAACAGCAACAAGTAATTTCTGCAAACCTTATGCCGCCTTTGCCGGGCGGCATTTTTTTGTGTAATCTGGAATGGAGTGTAAAATGGTACATCAGTATCAATTAAACGGTTATAACATCGTGCTGGACACCTGCAGCGGCTCGGTGCACGTTGTGGACGAGGTGGCTTACGATGTCATCGCCATGTACCCGGAGCATACCGCAGACGAGATCGTTGCCGCCATGCTGGCAAAGTACGGCAGCCGCCCGGACGTGACCGAGGAGGATCTGCGCCAGTGCATCGACGACGTGACCAGCCTGAAGGAAAACGGCAAGCTGTGGAGCCCGGATGTCTATAAGGACATGGCCTTCGACTTCAAAAACCGCAACACTGTGGTAAAGGCGCTGTGCCTGCACGTTGCCCATAGCTGCAACCTGAGCTGCTCTTACTGCTTTGCCTCGCAGGGGCGCTACCACGGCGACCGCGCCCTGATGAGCTTTGAGGTGGGCAAGCGCGCCATGGACTTCCTCATCGAGAACAGCGGCACCCGCCGCAATCTGGAAGTGGACTTCTTTGGCGGTGAGCCGCTGATGAACTTTGATATGGTCAAAAAGCTGGTGGCCTATTGCCGCGAGCAGGAAAAGATCCATAACAAGAACTTCCGCTTTACCATGACCACCAACGGTGTGCTGATCGATGATGACGTCATCGACTTCTGCAACAAGGAGTGCCACAATGTGGTGTTGAGTCTGGATGGCCGCAAGGAGGTCAACGACCGCTTCCGCGTGGACTGCGCA